GACTTAGCTAATATTCCAAACTTAGTTACTTTAAATGATAGAAAGTATTTAGCTAAACTATATTTAGGTGCTAACTTAGAATGGATTGGGTGGGTATTATCGGATAACGTACAAATAACTTATTCAACTGGTAGAAAGCAATTATTTTTTAACTGCGTTGATGGGTTAGGGATGCTTAAAAACATTCCTTTAGAAATTAATAGCGTTGGAAATAGAACAAATACTTTACAAACAGTATTAAGTTATATTTTAACTTGTTTAAACGCATTAGACTTTCCAACAAATCCAAACTTGGTAACAGTTTGCTCTTATTTTGCAAGTGGTATGAATGATAGAGAAGATGGCACTCAATACGAGCCATTTAGTCAAACTTACTTACCTATAAGAACGTTTAAAAATGACGATTATACCTACGAGAATAGTTACGATGTATTAGACAAAATTGTAAAGTCTTTTGGTTGTAGGTTATTCCAAGCTGGTGGGAAATGGTGGATTGTAGCTATTAACGAGTTTGCCAATACTAATAACTATTTTACGGAGTATGATTATTTAGGAGCAGTTGTAACAAGCGGAAGTAATCTAAACACTCTAAGCACAATACAAGGATATACTGGCAACACGAGTGGTTTATATTATGTAAACAATGAGCAGTTTAAATTGATTCTTAAAGGATTTAATAGAGTTGAGTTTACTAAAGAGATAGATTATGAGAAGAATTTAGTAGATAATGGGAACTTAAAGATTTACCCTAATCTTACATCTGCTCCACAATCTTGGACAGTAACCAACGTTGGGGTTGGTTCTTCATTTTCAATTGTAGATAACGCAAATGAGTCTTTTGCTCAAATTACATTACTAAGAGCAGGTGGCGGAGGTTATACAAGAATGATTAACAACTTTATGCCTAAGATTAGTGCATCAGCAGTTTTAAGGTATTCAATGTTATTTTTAAACGGAGGTGCTGGTACACGAGGTTATGTTTCAATGACTGTATTTGATGGCACTACAACTTATTATCTAAACAATGATAAGGATTGGCAGAGTTCAGTAAGTTCTGGCTACATTATACCAGAAGGCGATGATGGGGTTTTTTCGTTCTCTACTTTACCTTGCCCAATTAGTGGTCAATTGACAATAGAGTTCAATAACCAAATTGGTAATAGTTGCACAGTTAGTCAGTTTGTTTTAACGGCTGAATACGAGTTTAACAAGATTGATTACTTTGCTTATATCAACAACAACAAGGAGTACAAGAAAGAAATAGAGATACCTTTTGGATTTAGGGCTTTATATGGCTTTCCTACATCGGTAGGGGTGTTTTTAAAGTCGGATGCCACTTCATATACAAACTGGTACAGATACGGAATGGTAGGTGCTTATGGTAGTTTAACGGAGTTATTGATGCAACAATACATTAACTCTTATGGTAAGAATATCATAAACATAGATTGCTCTTTAAGTAGCTTTGAAACGACTAACGCAACTTATCCTATTTTAAATGCATCTAAGATGCTAAAATCTACCGATACAGACCCAGCACAAATAAACGTGGCAGATAGTTCATATATGTTAGGTAACTCAACTATAAACTACGCAACGGATATTACGAGTGGAACATTGCTTGAAATAAGCAATACTGACATAGAGGCAACAATAGGCTTTATAGAATATTTTAGATAATATAATTTAACTTTGGACAATGGCAGATAAAGTAATAGGTAAAAATATAATGCTCTACAAGTATGATGCAGAAACGGAAACGGATATACCTTTTGCGTGTTCTACCAATTGTACTTTCAACGTTAATGTAGATCAAAAAGAAGTAACTTCTCAAAGTTCTGCTTGGTATCGTGAATTTAAGAACGATGTAGCCAGTTGGACAATCACTTGCGATGGTTTAATAACTTTAGACAACTATGGTTATTTGTTTTTATTAGATCAGCAAAAAGATAGAGAAACGATATTAGTAAAATTCGTAATAGATAACGGAGTTGATGGCTTAGTAATAATTAGTGGAAATTGTAATTTAACAAGTTTGAGTATCAATGCTCCTTATGATAACATTGCTACTTATTCGGTTAGTTTACAAGGTTCTGGTGCTTATGGCACAAGTGGAACATCAATTAGCCCAAGCGGTGTAGTTATCAGAGGTGGTTCGGTATTTACTAAAGGATACACGGCAGCAGGTGGAGAAACAACAATAACATATGCTGATTTAATAGGCAAAACTTGTCTTTATGTTTCAAGAGGTGGTATCGATGTACAAACTATTTTAACAACTGGTACTCCAATAGATGAAGAAGTTAAATGGAATACTTTAACTGGTGTTTTAACTTTTAGCCGTGCTTTAGGTAGTGGTGAGTATGTAAGGTCATTATTTCAATAGATAAAAAGATAATAGATGTCAAATCAAATAGTAATTTCAAGTGGTGCAAAGGTTAGAAGTTTAGAAGGTGTATTGACTGGCACGGCAGGGATTGTTAGTTCAGTTCCTTATGGTGGTGCAAATGGAGTCGCTACGCTTGATTCAAGCGGTAAAGTTCCATTAAGTCAGCTTCCATCTTCAGTTATTACTTATTTAGGTACTTGGAACGCATCAACTAATACTCCAACTTTAACAAACGGAGTGGGCGATGATGGCGATTTATATATTTGTAATGTAGCAGGTACAGTAAACTTCGGTGCTGGTCCTATTACTTTTGCGGTGGGCGATTGGGTAATTTACGGAAGTGGAACTTGGCAAAAATCAGCTGGAGCAAGTGGAACAGTAACAAGCGTTGCGGTTACTGAAAGTGGTGATGCTTTAACGATTACTGGTTCTCCAATTACTACAAGTGGAACTATTAACATAGGCTTTGCTGGAACATCTGGTCAATATGTAAACGGAGCGGGTGGGTTGACTACTTTCCCTTCTTTGACTGGCTTTGTTCCTTATACTGGTGCAACAGCTAATTTAGATTTAGGAACATTTGATTTAACTACTGACATAGCAACGCTTAATCAAGTTAAGGCAGTTGGTAGTGGTGGGTTATCTTTTAATTCAAATAGCGGAACACAAGTTGCTTTGATGGGCGGTGGAGGTGGTGCTGGAACTACTTTTTATGGTGGTATTATAGGAACAAGTGCTTCTTTTGCAACAAGCGGTGGTAGTGATACTTTTGCTATTAATCATTCAAGCGGTAGCGGGATAGCTTTAAACATAACAAAGGGTGGCAATGGAGAAGGATTATATATAAACAAAACAAGTGGTAGTGGTAATGCTGCAACTATTATAGGTACATTAAACGCAACTACTTTAGTTAAAAATGGAGGTACATCAAGCCAATATTTAATGGCTGATGGTTCTGTTTCAACTGGTCCAGATTTAACTGGATATGTTCCTTATACTGGAGCAACTACTAATGTTGATTTAGGTAGTCGTGATTTATTAACAAGAAGATTATATTTAAATACAAATAATCAAGGTATTTATGCAAGAGATTCAGCAGGAACAAATCTTTATCAAATATTTGCTTTAAATTCAAGTGATAAAGTTTCAATAGACCAAACTGGATTAGGAACTGTATTTGGAGGTAATGTTAATTTAGGTACTTATTCTTTAACGGCTGCTGGAGTAGAAGCAAATAGTTTTAACGCTGTAGGTTCAGGCTCACAAGGAGGATATATATATCTAAAACAAGGTTCTACTCCATATGCTGCTTTAGGAGGTTCTAACGGCATTTCTGCAATTGGCACTAAATATTTGTTTATTGCAGATGCAGGTTCTGGTAATAGTAAAATTGGTTTATTCGAGTTAGGTTCTTTAACAAATAATACTGCAAGAACTTATACTTTGCCAGATATATCTGGTACATTAGCCTTATTAGAAGGCACACAAACCTTTACTGGATTAAAAAGTTTTGATGCTGCGTTGAATTTAAAAGTAGGAGCAGGTGCAGGTGGAACTGGATATATTGGATTAGGTTCAATGACTGATAATACATTAGTTGTTTATAATACAACTTCTGGTACAACTTATTCTCAAAGTTTAGCATTTCCAACTGGGGCAGGAAATACATATACTTTTCCAAATGCAAGTGGCACTATTGCCCTTACATCTAACTTATCAAGTTATGTTCCTTATACTGGTGCAACTGCTGATGTCGATTTAGGAACACGTTATTTTAAAGCTACTGGAGTTCAAACCGAATCTGCATTTGCATTAAAAATATTGACAGCTGGTATAGCATTCCAAAATGGTTATTCCGTAATGTCTTCTTTAGCAGGTACCTTTTCTATTACACAAGCGGTATCAGCAGGTAATTTAAAATCAATGACTTTTGATTTTAGTGCTTGGGCAACTAATTCTTCTTATACATATACTTTACCAGCCGCAAATGGAACATTAGCTTTAACAAGTGATTTGGGCAACTATGTTACTTTAGATACAACACAAACAATAACTGGAGCAAAAACATTTACAACAGGCGTAACTAAATTTAGAGATGTATATGTTGAAGGAAGTGGAACATCTGCTTCAGGTGTAAACTTAAAACAAAGTTCTGGCGGAATAGCTTATGCTGGTGCAGGATATATGACAATTAATGCATTTGGAACTAAACAAATTGGAATATTAGATGGTGCTACACAAACTAATGCATATATAAGTTTAAATAGTATTACTTCTGGTTTATCAAGAACATATACGTTGCCAGATGGAAACGGAACTCTGGTCTTAGGA